GATAGTGTATTGCGTCGCACGAAACGAAGATTGCCTTATCAGCCAGGTAAAGGCTTGCAAGTGCTGCAAAGTTTTAAAGGAGCTACGCCTGTTTCTGGTATAACTCAAGAAGTTGGATTCTTTGACGATAATAACGGCGTTATTTTACGAGCAAGTGGCACAACTCTTCAATTCGTGCAACGTTCTTATGCCAGCGGCAGTGTAGTGGAGACAGTTGTCAATCAAGACGAATGGAACATTGATAGTGCGTCGTGGTTGAATTTTGATAAGGCCAACATCTTTACTGCCGATTTGGAATGGCTAGGAGTGGGGCGTGTTCGAGTTGGGTTTGTGCGTAAAGGCGAATATTACTATTGCCATGAATTCCACAATGCCAATGTTAACGATAGTGTTTACATGACAACTGCAGTGTTGCCTTTGACTTATCGCATTGAAGCAACAGCAACTGCTAGTGGCACAATGAAACATATTTGCTCGTCTGTGATGAGCGAAGCAGGTTATGAGCCTGGTGGTGCTATTTATACAATTTCTCCTTCCATCGCTTCTATCCCTAATACCAGCGGCGAGCGTATTGTCGCTGCCATTCGCATGGCATCAGGCCGCACTGATAATGTTGTGATTCCTGCAAAAGTTGATTTGGTTACAGAAAGCATTGGCGACACGATTCGTTGGAGGCTGCGTCGTAATGCGACGACTAGCGGCGTGTCATGGGCAGCATCGAGCAATGGAAGAGGAAATGTGGAAACGGCTTCCGCTGGCTCAATTGTATCTGGTGGTACAGTTGAAGATTCTGGTCTATTTTCCGCTGCTGGTTCAGTGGAAGTAGATATTTCTTCTGCTCTTTCCTTGTCCTTAGGCGTTGATGCCAATGGCGACAGCGAAGAACTGTTCCTAACAGTTGCAAGCTCTGGCAACACGCGCTCAACAGGGCTCCTGGGCTGGCGGGAGCTATTTTAAGCACTAGACTGCCTGCAGCTTCATTTCTTTCAATGGAAATTGATCCTCGGTTCAAGGACATGCATCATCAGCGTTGCGCTGACACGATTGCGGACATGCTGCAGGAATTGATATGCTCCGAGACTGGTGATAAAGATGCCGCTGAGGCTATTGCGTATGCCATTGAGACTTGGTATGCTTATCACGAAACTGAACTCAACAAATGGAAAAGCCTAAAGCAAATCTTGAAGAGCTTCTGAACAGCAAAGAGCTTCGCGAACTACGCGAAGCTTGGGGCTCGATGCAGCAGCGCTTGGAAGCTGAAGATCAAGCTTGGTGGGATAGCTTGTCTGTTGATGAACGCGGCAGGGCTTTTCGTCAAATTATGAAGCTTATGTACAAAGCTGAAGTAAAGGATCGTGGCACTTATCGTTACGCCATTTATAACGTGTTTGGCGTGGATTATTGCGATGGATTAGATCATTACATGTCTTTACATAACTTCATGTGCCAAGCCCTTTCCATTGAGGAATGATTTAATACATCGTACGGATTTGCAAAGGCCCTCCAAGAGGGCCTGGAGCGTCGTGTTCAATTAAAATTCCCGGAAAATTCCCCTCAACAATACTAATTTTTGCTTTGGGAAATATTTTTTGCGCTTCTTGCATTGCAATAGTGCTTTTTTGTGCAGCGTCTTGCTTTTCCCATTGCTCCTTAATCGTTTTGGTTTGCTTATCAACTTGACGCATGGTGAATTCTGTTTTCCATAACGTCCAGTCAAGACGACAATTGGCAATTAGCAATTGCAACCAAATTGAATCTTGCAACGATGGAAAACGGCGAGCAAGTTTAATTGCAAGCTCGTAAAGCAATGCGTTAAAGAGTTGGCTTGATTTCATTTGCTAACAAGAACAGACCATCCACCACTTCCTTTTACTCTCCATCGTGGTACCCAATTGTCGCGACTGTAAATAATGCCATTGCCACCAGAAGCGCTAACGTAGCCGCCGTTTGCAACGTCAGCCTTGCCATAGGGATCGTTGAAGATGTAACCATTGTCGTTATAGCCAATCACTACAGACCAATGCCCGCCGCCGGAAGGGGACGCAGAGGAGCCATAATGCAACCAACCACAAGGCACAGGACGACCAGCCTTAATTTCATCGCGCAGCATTTGCTCAGTCATGATTGTGGTGAACCGAGCTTTGAGGCCAAGAGCCCTTAAGGTTTCGATTTGAGCGTTGGGATTGGTAGTGTCGCCATAACGGGCGCGAAGTTTGTTGTATTCATCATCGCCCTTCACTTTCCCATAGTACGCTGCAACCATAGCGCAACTAGATGAGAAACATTCTCGATAACCAGTGCCTGATGTATTATCACGTTGCGAGAAATATGGTACGGTCAATGGATTGGAAAGCTTAGCTTTAGAAGGCCCGGAACGATAAAGCAGCGCGAATTCTTCAAGTTGTTCTTTTGTCAGTTCTTCTTCCAGCCAGTTCCATGCAGCAATTTGATGGTTCTCCTCTTCGTAATACTTCGCAGCATTGGTAAGACGAATCGGAGGAGCCATAGAACGAGGAGCGTATTGATTCATTAATTTTATCAGCTTATTTGCGTAGTCAGGATCTGTTGCATAGCCTTCGCTTTGCAGCATGCGAGCGCTTTCTTCGCGATTTGGCGCATTATTGACACCAGCGTATCCGTTCCAATCTTTATACCACCTATCAACTAAATACTTAACGCAGGCTTCAATGGAAGGGAAATCCATGAAACGAGCTTTAATTGTTTGCCATCCATCGTAATACTCTTTTGTTGTCGCAATTGTGCCTCCGCCTCCTTTGAGGCCGAAGTAATTATGAGTGGCAGCCGTGTGTTTACCAAAACCGCTCTCAAGAGCCCATTGCGATGCAACAAGCTCAGGGAATTTAGCCCCTACGCGCTTGGCGCAGGAGCTAATGCCTTCCCAGGTATTGGCGACCATGATCAGGAGCGCTTGGGGAAAATGCGCTTAAGGATGGTGAGTACAAGTTGAACTGTAGAGTTCTCCTTAAGAGGACTAATGGCAATAATGTGTTCAGCAGCACCAACAACAATGGCGCCAATAATGAACCATTCAGCGGCAGTCATGATGAATACGAATTGGTTTGTTATTAGCCTAGCGTTTAATTTCCAAAGAACGCACGCGAGTTTCTAGGCTTTTCATGTTTTCAGTTAAAACATCCAGCTTTTCTGTGATGTTTTCAACTTGAAGAGTGATACGAGATTGCTGATTGCCAACAAAAACTAACATACTTCCAGTAGCAAGAAGCATGCCTGCAGTTAGTGTCACGGCTAAATCAGCAAGCTTTTCTTGCCAAGGTTTCATGGTGAGATAGCTTTCTTTTCTTCATTCTATTTCCTCTCCATCGCTCTTTGAAGCGTCGCAATATGCAGAATTTGAGGCTAGGCTTTAGGGGAGCCAATTGAATAAAAAGGCTATGGGGAAACGTAATGGACCAGAAGATCTTCTCTACTCTCTGTCTGTATTGCGTCCCGGTGAAGCCAAACGTTGTTTCAGGAAAGCAATCTTCAATGAATATCCATTGCGTGGTCCTTTAGGGCAACCAGCATGCGCTTATTGCGGGAAATGGCATGAAAAGCTGACGCTTGATCATGTTGTTCCTAAAAGCAAGAGCGGACCACATTATGCACGATGGAACCTCGTTCCTGCTTGTCAGAAATGCAATGGAGCGAAATCAAGTCAGCCTGTTTTTGAATGGTGGCGTCCTCAGCGATTCTGGACTGCTGAACGCGAAGAAATCTTTCTGTCTTGGGTTTATGCCAATAGCTTCGTAAGCGCCCACACTGAAATTTCATCGTGGGAGGAATGGATGGAAGCGCTGCAGCGAGCAGCGCCTATTTATGATCGTGATATTACAGGGGCGGCCATGCGTTGGCCGCCTTTGCCGCAAGTGGCTTAATTAACTGGCGCAAACATGCTAGTAGGAGCGCCGTGCCTTACGTTAGGCATTGGACAGAATCCGTCCTTACATTCTCCATTGCCTTCCGTCGTTTCAATAATGTCAATCAAACGATTGAGATACCATTGCGCTTTATAGAGATCTTCGGTGCCGTTTTTGCGCTCATAACGCATAACGTATTTAATAACGTTGCCTTGGATGTAGCCCTTAAAGGCTTCTTTACTCATTGCAGCTTCGATGCATTCAATAGTTTCAATGCCGTTTGAGCCTTGGTAATGAGAGGGATGGTTGACGGGATCCATAATCAGAAATCGTAGTTGTTGTTTTCAAAAGCCTGGAAGGCTTCAGCAGCGACGGGACGGCCTAGTTGAAGCAAGGCATCAGCATAGGCCCTGATCTCGCTCTGAGCCCCTTCTCCGCGCCGCAGGGAGATGAAATGCAGCAGCGCTTGGAGGCTGCAGGTCCAAATGAAACTGACGTACATGCACGTTGGCAAAATGCCACGCGCTTGCTCCTTGCTGATTCCCATTGCTAGAAGCTCCCTGTAGGCGTTGCGAGCCGTGTCAATGGTGTCGAGATAGACGTTAGAGGCCAGTTGCTGTGTGCGGGTTCCTACGGCTCCTCCAGAAGCTTGGCGATTGTTCTCCGATTGCTGGAAAAACTGGCCAGGCATGTAAAATTCAACTTCCTCAGCCGAACAATACCTAAAGCTTTTTTCGTTCCATCCCAGTTGCTCATCAACATACGACGACGCAACGACATGCTTCCACCATTGCCTTGCCACGAACAACGGAGCCTTCACATACCACTTGAAGACCACGCCGCGAAAAGGAGAAGTGTGCTTATGCTTAGCCAAGTAATTAAGAAGCTTACCATCACGATCTGAAAAGCTTTCGCTGTTTGCATCAAATGATTGCCTCGCATCATTAACAACTGAAAGACTGTTTCCCATTGAATCAATCAACGAAAGCTTGCTTTGGCCATCGCCCAATGGATCAACAAAAAACGCCATGGAGAAAAAATCGCTGCCTCATCATACCGCATGCGGCTAGCCGTAACAAGCTTTTTCGGCTTTCCTTCCATAGTTTTCTCGCGGTAGTTCCTACCATGAAGGAAATGCAGCATAAAAACCATGCGATTCGTACTGCCAGTTGAACTAAGGGATTACAATGGAAAGAGCGTTGTTGCTGCTATGGGACCATTTGAACATTCGACTGAACGCGAGTTTGCGTTGACAGTGCACAAGAAAGCAATTGAGGAATGCGACAACATCAAAAGCCTTAAGGAAGTTGCCACGAATCTTCTTGTTGGCTGGAGCGGCATTCAAACTGCCAGCCAAGCATTAATCCTGGAAAACATTCAACTGCGTCAAGCTTTAGCGCAACGTGACAATGATCTCCAGGCGGCAGAATCTATTATTGCGGAGTCTGCTGAGTTGATCGAGAAGCAATATGGGAAGCAATCATCGCGTGCCAAGTGGCGTCTTTGGCCATGGCAGAAGTGAGGAGGAAAATCGTCCAACCGCTGGTATAGGCGATGTTGTATTTACGGCAATCACGCTCGTAACCACTACCGCGAACATGACGACCGCCTGAATAAACAGCGCCTTGAATTTCAATGCCAGTGCGAGTTTCGGGGTGAGCAAAATCTAAACGATAACGACGTGAACGAGGCTTGGCTTTCTTTCGTTCTAGATAGTCAGTTTCCCAAGCTTCGATGTCGCTGTATTCGCGTTCCAATAAAATGGAACGATACTTTGATTTCCAAAGCTTGAGAAACTGATCTTCTAGAGCACTCACGAGGACAATGCAATTAGCACTATCCTAACGATTATCTCCATCGCCCTTGATCTTACCGCGCTTCATGCGATCATGAAGTTTATCAAGATTGGACTGAGCGATTTCATTCATGTCAAAGTTGAGTTCTGATGCGATTTGGGCAACGTACCACAACACATCACCAATTTCCTTCTTGATTGCGGCTCGGCTTTCATGATCAAAGTAACCGCCTTTATCGCGCATCACTTTTTTCACTTTCTCTGCCACTTCCCCTGCTTCGCCACAAAGGCCAAGCACGGGATAGGTCATGTTGTTGCCTGCATCGGGGTAGATAGCAGTGCGACGTGATTCGGTTTGATAGTCAAGGAATTCCATAGTTTTAAAAGGGGCCTTGCGGCCCCTCTTCTAATTAGAAAACGTCTTCTTGGTCGTTCTGCCAAACGGAAGCATAGCCTTTCGGCGCTTCACGATCAGCACCCTTGACTTTCACGCTGCCAGTGAACTGAGGAGCGCGATCAGAGGAACGCTTAGTGTTGGGCCACACAGCCATGTCAAGACTGTAGTTACCGCGATCATTGGGGCCTGCTTGCTTGAGAGCATTGAGCACATCAGGCGTGAGGTCGATGGCGGCAGTGATTGGGGGCCTGTTGGCCATGGTGTTTCTCCCGTGGAGTAATGGAGCCCTGTTGGGCATCCATATCTTACCAGCTATGAGCGCTGTTGTCAGCCCCTGTCCATGGTCAGAGCAAACGCCTTGCCGCCAGGGTAGTGGTCCATGAAATATCTCTTCACAGTGTCGATCATGATGCCTTGTTGACTGAACAATTCAAAGGCGTCAAGATGGACAAGTTGAAGGTCTGGCTCGCTTTCGTCTTGTTCTGGGTCGTAGCAAGCAATGACGCACCAGGCTTCTTCAATAGGAATGTCAAACATTTGTTGCGCTGCCATTGAATAAGCTCCAAGTTGACGTTTGTAATCTGCCAGTTGATAATCAGGCTTCACTTTGAAACTTGTTTTCCAATCCACCAATGCGACTGTTCCATTGCTCATTTGAGCCAACATATCCAACGTGCCTGAATAGCCAATGGCTTTTTCTTCCTGCCACCATGCAACAGCGCTTTCAACTAACACTGGCGATTCAATGGTGTCAAGAAAGGGCAGGGCAGCATCGTAATAAGGTCGCCAATCAGGGGCACTATCAAGATGATGTTCAATGTCTTCTCCGTTGAACCAATCTTCAATGACTGTATGAAGCCAAGTGCCACGATTTGCAGCAAGTTTTGTGCGACGATTAGCCTCATCAGGCCCCACTCGTTTTCGCCAATTCATTAACGCCATAATCTTTGACACTGGCGCCATGGAAGACAACACTGTTGTCACGGAAGGAAGAAGCATGCCTTCCGGTACATTTGGAAATCCATTGCATTGGTAGTGACGTTTGCCATCCAAGGCGATGCGATTTGGTTCGTAATGTTCAAAGGAAGGCATAAGTGACTCTAAGCAAAGATCAAGGCAAGCCATGGCTGTATTAAATACTTCCGTCGTATTCAATAACAGTGCCCGCAAACTTCATTGCGAGCACTGCAGCGGCTACGTCTACTTTTTTGACGCCACAACTTCCATCACGGTTTCAATGGCACCTTTGGCTCCGTCATCACAAGACGAACGGATTTTTTCAATGGTGGATGAAGTTTCTTCTTTCGAGAACTTCACGCCATTGTCCTTGGCCCATGTTGTGACAAGCGTGGAGACAACATTAGCAAACATTGCGTTGTCTTTGATGTCATCGCCTTTGGAGAGGCCAACGCTTTCAAGGGCTGCCTTACCTGCTTTCATGCTGCTGCGTTCATCAGGGAAGAGCAAAGGATTGGCTTTACAGAATGCAAGCAATTCTGCCTTTCCATCGAAACTTGTTTCAGCGCTAGAAGCAGCAGGCTTTTCAGAAATGCCAGTAGTAGCCTCCTTGGGGGAAGGTGCAGCCTTCTTGGC